CAAGTCATGGCTAAGCCAATCCAGCGATCGCTACCGCGTGCCCTGGGGCTCGATCGCCGAAGACTTCCCCAGGCAATGCGTGATCGCGGGCACGATGAACCCTTCAGGCTCGGGCTACCTGCGCGACCCGACCGGCGCGAGGCGCTTCTGGCCCATCCCGGTGAAGCGCGCGATAGACATACCGGCCATCGAGGCAATCCGCGATCAGCTCTGGGCCGAGGCGGTTCATCTGTATAAGTCGGGCACCAAGTGGTATCTCACCGAGGCTGAGGTAGTAAAAGCCCGTGAGATTACTGAAGAGCGCTACGAGGAGGATCCGTGGGGCGAGCTGATCGAGCATGCCCTGGAGGGTAAGCCCGAATGCACCACCAACCAGCTCCTCAAGATCCTGGCCTCCGATGTCGAGCGCCACACCAAGGCCTACGCCCGGCGGGTCAACGACCACCTGCGCCGGCTCGGCTGGACGCAGCGGGTGAAGCGCGAGAACGGCAGGCTCATGCGGGCCTGGGAGCGACCAAAGGAGGGGAAGACATGAAGGACGACGAGGATCTGATGAAACTGATGGAGCTGATGCCACCCAGCCAGGGTCGCTGGACCTTGCCCGACTCAGCGAGGATCTCGATCGCGATCAGCCTGAAGCGGATTGCCGACATGCTGCAACGGCAGTTCGAGCCAGCACGCAAGTGAGCACGCAGCACGCCCGCTTCCAGGCCCGCCTGGAGGGCTCCAGGCCCGCGGTCGAGGCGGTGGCGGCGTGGCTGCGCGCCAAGGGCTACGAGCTGACCGTGCCCGAGACGATCATCGCGCCGTCGGCCGACGTGGCGTGCTTCTACGTCGATGACGGCGACATCATCCTCGCCGATGGCAGGGTCATCGAGGTCAAGGGGCTGAACTACGACTTCCCGCCCTGGCCCGAGCACTTCGGCGACAGGGCGTTCCTCGGGCCCCAGGTTCAGGTCGATCGCGACCCCATCTTCATCTTCGTCAACCAGGATCTGAGCGTCTGCGGCGTCGTGCTGCCGGAGACGCGCGAGCGCTGGTTCGTGGCCACGTTCCGCAACAAGAACACCGGCAACGTCGAGGAGCGCTACGCATGCCCGCTCGACTGCGTGATCTGGAAGAGAGTGACCAAGCCTTGACGCGAGGAACAGCGCACGCGCATACTCGTCGGCGCATAACCGAGGAGTGACCGCATGGACATGATCCCGATCCCCGGCAGCGAGCTGCTGCCCATCGTCGTCATCGGTACGCAGCCGCTGATGGTGTCGAGCAGCCTTGCCGTGATGAAGCAGGGGACGCTGGGCAAGCGTCTCGCGGAGTTGACTCGATTGAGGAAGCGCACCGAGGCCGACAACGAAGAGCTGCGCCGCGTGAAATTTTTCCTGGCGCTCTATTACGATCCCCAGGCCGGGGTCTATTTGCCGGGCTACAATCTACGTGTCGCGATCGTCAACGGTGCGCGCTTCCACAAGCTCGGCAAGGATGTCGAGCGTGGCGTGATCGTGCTGGAGAACAAGCTGCCGCTGGAGTTCGACGGCTCCAAACTCGACCCCGACAAGCTCTACGAGGACGGCCGCTTCGTCGATATCCGCCCGGCGCGGGTCAAGGGCCGCGGCATGATCGAGGCGGTGCGTCCGATCTTCCCCGAGTGGAAGCTCAAGGCGACGATCGCGGTCAACACCAACTTCGCCGACACCGACGACATCAAGCGGGCGATCGAGACGGCCGGCCTTATTGAAGGGCTCGGCACTTGGCGAACCCGGTTCGGGAGGTTCGAGGTTTCCTTCGGCAAGTCCAGTGTCGCACGGGAGGTGCCGAGGAAAGTAGCTGCGTAGCGCAGCAAAGTGAAGCGTAGCCCGGCAGAGCAAGGCGCAGCGCAGCTAAGCACAGAGACTGACCTCCGTCAGTCGCAGCCCCCTCCTCGGAGGGGCTGTCGCGGACGGAAGTCCGGCCAAGCCGAGCCACGCATAGCCCAGCTTAGCCAAGCAAGGGCGCAGCAACGCAGAGCGAAGCGCAGCGCAGCAAAGAGCTGATGAGTCCGTCAGCCTCAGCGCGTCCTCGTGGCGCGTTGTAGCGGACGGAAATGTCCGAGCAGCCCAGCCCGGCATAGCCTAGCTGTAGCTAAGCTTAGCTTAGCAAAGCGTAGTTGTGCGGAGCGTAGCATCGCATAGCCCTGCACAGGGCGGCCGTCGCCAATGACGGCCGCCACACTTTCAAGGGAGAGTCGGAATGACCTTCGACCGACGTCAGGCAGCTCGTGAAATCATGGAGCAAGTCAGGCACGGCTCGTTGCCCGAGCCCGCGCTGTCGGCGATCATCGGCATCTCTCCGCCGGATCCGAACATGCGCTATGCCGACGGCTCCCGGCAGGCCATCGAGCGCATGAGCCGCCTGGAGCGGGTGTTCGACTCGCTGCTCCAAGACCACGACACGATGGCTGTCGGCGAGGAAGGTGGTCTACGCATCGTCCCGCCGACCGAGAGGCTCGAAACATCTCGTGGCCGCGGCATGCGTCGAGTGGACGCCGCCCTGCGCTCCATGATGCAGGAGGCGCGCTACTACGACCCGAAGGAGTTCAGCAATTCCGAGGTTGCCGAGCTGCACAACTTCGGTGCGTGGCTGCATACGCTGCGGGCGGCGATCGTGCCCAGCGCGCGTCAGCTCAAGCATGCCTTGTTCGTCGATAGCGAGCTGTCGAAGCCTCGGCAGCCGTCGGCGTCGCGCTTGCCGGTCAAGCATCCGGCCCTGGAGGACGAGGAGCTATGAGACGCTGGCTCGCCATCCTGCTGGAGTCCTGGAGCGACACGCTGCGCGACTGGGCCGATCGCGTGCGCCCGCCCTATCGTCGGCCGCCCGGCCCCGAGACGCAGATGGAGCGCATCACGCGCGAGCAGGTGGCGCTGTACCGGGCGGCCTACCTCGCCGATCTGGCCTTCTCCGAGAACCCCGACTGGCCGGCGCTCACCGCCAAGCCGTACAAGGTCGGCGAGACGCTGCGGATCCGGCTGCCCAACGATGACCCATAGGATCTACCGCTGCGACGTCTGCGCGGCCTTCGCCTGCTACGGGCTCACCCGTCCCCGCGAGCCCGAGCGCTGGTGGTGCGCGGCGCATGTCCCGGCGGGTTTCCTGCCACCCAGGTCCGCAGCAGCTCAAGGGCATCGGCAACCGAGCGCGCCACCCCAGCCACTCCCCCCGCCTCCGCCACCCGAGACAGAAAGCGATCCTGGTCCTCTGTGGTAGGCAGCTTGCCGATCTTCAGCTCGACGGCGGTGAACACCGCGACGCGCTTGCCGACCATCTCGGGCGTGATCGTCACCGGCGTCCAGCCGACGAGGTCCGAGCCGCCGGTACAGAGCCCCATGCGGATCGGGTAGGCATCGCGAATGAAAACGTTGCGGCCCTGAAGCTCGGCCTTGCCCGCCCAGGCCTGTCCGGTGTTGACGCGGAAGAGCCTCGCTCCCAGGCCGCTGACCGCGGTCAGGACGTTCTTGCGGAGGTGCTGCTCGCCGACGTCATTCTTCATCCTCGCGCGGGTATAGCATGTGCGCGATGTGGGCGACGTAGAGCTGATGCACGCAGTAGCGCTCCAGGCGCGTCGAGCGCAGGAAGATGCGGAGGAGCCTCATGCGCTGGCAGCCGCGATGGCGTCACGCCGCCGGCTGACAGCGCGCTCCAGGCCCCTCTTGAACAGCTTGGCGGCATCCGGTTCGCGCTCCCCCGCCGAGCATAGGACGCCGAAAAGCTTGGCCACCTGCTCACCATAGGCCTTGTCGATGGCGGCCAGCGTCAGCGTCTTCTCGTCGGCGGTCATGCTCCATCCTCCTCGGTCGGTGAGGGGAGGGCTGAGGGCTCCTCCCCTCGTGAGCCGACGGGAGCCTCCTGGCTGAAGGAAGCGTCAGCCACGCGCGGGCCGTGATTGGCCCGATCCTTCTCCGCCTGGGCCTTGCCCCACGACTTCCAGCCGGCCTCGATTTCACGGGCGAAGCGAGCGGTGGGTGCAGAGTCGGACAGGAAGCGTCCGTTGCGGATAAAGGCGAGCACCTCCTCGTGCCCGGCCTCGCGCGCCTTGTCCCGCTCGGCCTCAAGCTCGGCGATGCGGAGGTGAAGCGCCATCTCGTGCTCTGTCTTGATGCGTATGTCGCTCATGGCGCGGGCCTCCTCATAATCGCTCTCGTGTGGGTGCTCCCAAGGGTAATCGGGGAGTTGGATATCACTCATGGCGTCTCCTCGCGGTAGTAGCCAGCGTCAGGTGGCCCGAAGGTGGCTAAGCTCTTCTTCTTGGCTGGCGGGGAGGGGATGTTCAGCGTGCGGATGGCGGCCGGGAGAGTGTTGATCGTGACGTACTGATCTGCCCACGCCTCCACGAACTCGACGCACGCCTCCCGCATCGCTTCCGCGCCTGCCCGCCACTCGTCTGTGGGGGTGCGGAGTGCGGCGGCGGCAGAGCGAATGCGATGTGCGATACCCGGCAAGTTGCCTTGGATCAGATCGGCGTCGTCTGTCAGCCATTCGGCCAACCGCTCCCGGTCAGGCGGGACGGGGGACTGCTCGATGGCGGTGGTCATGATTTGCTCCCAACGTAGTTGTCTTGACCGCCGGGACCGTTGGCGATTGGAGCGCTCCTGGCGCGGATGGCTTTAGCCACTCGCCAATAATTGTGGCCCTCGCAATAATCCGCTAGTTTCGCGCACGCCTCCCTCTCTTCCTCGCGGGCTCGCTGCTCGCGGGCGATGCCGTCGCGCACGGACTTGGCTTGCAGGGCGGTATACTCGCTGGCTGAGCGTTGCTCTGCCTCCGCCAGTGCGGCGGTGAGGCGGGTGACCTCGGCCTCAAGCTCGGCGATCAACCTGCCGTCCGTCTCGATACGCCCGGTGGCCTCGCCAACCTGCCGGGTGAGGCGGGTGACCTCGGCGGCGAGGTCGTTGACCAGATTCGACGAGCCTACGTGCATCATCTGGGGCTGGCCGGGGAGCTGCATCAAGTTGTACAGCAGCACCCGGTCCTTCAGGCTCGGCTCGCTCACGATGCCCCTCCACGCGCTTGCCGGGCTCGCCATACATGGTCAGCCCAAGATGCCTTGTACCCACGAGCCGCCGCCAGCGCTCGCAGCTCCAGGAGGCTCTCAGCACGCGCCTGCTCACGCACGCGGGCGGCCCTGACCAGCCTGATATCCGCCTCGATGAGATCCTTCTCGACGTCCTCGGTGACGACGCGCCGCTGGATCTCGCGGATGGCCCCGCAGTACGGGCACGCCAGGAGCTGCGTCCGATAGGTGCCGTAGCAGCTCTCGCAGACATGGACCGGCGGGCCGACGTCCTTGTCGGCCTTGCGCTTGGCCACCCCGTCGAGGCTCCACTCGCGCTCCTCGTCGGGCAACCCGTGTCTCATGATGTTGCCGGCGTGGTCGAGGATCACCGCCGCTTCGGGCTTGGGGCGGAGGGCTCGTCCGATCTGCTGGAGGTGCAGCGTCAGGCTTTGCGTTGGCCGGCAGAGCCCGACAGCTTCAACACTAACGTCTCGTCCGGACTGGGCGCTGAGATCATAACCCTCGCCAAAGAGATCCACGCAAGAGAGGACTCGGAGTTCGCCTCCAGCGAGATCCCTGGCTGCCCTAACCCTCTCATCGAGAGAAGAGTCAGCGTCCAGGTGTCGAGCTGGAACTCCAGCGGCGGTGAACCCGGCAGCGATATGCTTAGAGTGATCAATGGAGACGGCGAAGTAGATGGCTTTCTTGTCATTGGCGAGCCTCCGATACTGGCCGACGACGTTGCCGACGATGGTGTCGGTGTCCATGACCGCGGCCAGCTCGCGGGTCACGTACTCTCCGGCTCGGGTGTGGACGCCCCGGAGATCTGGGCTGCCGGGAGCGAATGCTCGGTAGGCGGACAAAAAGCCACGCTCAGTGAGCCAAGCAGCAGACGGACCTCGGACCAGGGCGCTGTAAAAATCTCCCAGCCCTCGCCCGTCCAAACGTGAAGACACGGCTGAGAGCCCGACATGGTGAGCACCGCCGGCCCACCGATAGACCGACGCCCACGAGCTGGAGGCAATGTGATGACATTCGTCCCAGACGATGAGGTCGGGAGGTGTGAGCCGGTCGAGCCGCCGGATGACTGTTTGGATCGAGACAATATGCACCTGTTTGTGAGGGTTGAAGTCAAAGCCCGACGCGATGTACCCGAACTCGACTCCGGCCCTCTCAAGGGCTCCGGCTGTCTGGGTGAGGAGGAAGTCCCTGTGGACGATCATCCAGACCCGCTTACCGCGCTCCGCCGCCCGGCCGATCATGAAGGACGCCAGGACGGTCTTGCCGCTGCCGGTGGCACTGAGGGCCAGGACCGACTTGCCTTGGCGCAGCTCGGCGCGCAGGCCCTCGACGATCTCCATCTGGTAGGGACGCAGCTCGACCGTCATCGCAGCCTCGCAAACTCGCCGTGCATTTCATTGGCGGCAGCAGCGCGTGCCTCCGCAGCTTCCCCGACCGTCCTGAATCGTCCTATGAGGATCGTGCGCCCACGCAATCCGATCTGGGCTCGCCACCTCTTGTTATGGCTGTCCCATGACACTCCCTTAACCCCTGACCTGTTGTCGAGGCGAAGGCGGGCGTTGTGCTGGTTCTGTGCGATGGTCGATGGGCGGAGATTGACGATGCGGTTGTCGGTGCGGTCGCCGTTTTTGTGGTCGAGGTCGTGCCGCCATTCCCCGTAGACAAAGAACCACGCCAATTGGTGAGCGAGATAACGCTGCCCTCCGATGCCGACCGCGATGTAGCCGCGCTTGGTGATCGTGCCTGCGATCGCACCAAGGCGAGCCCGACCTGGGCGTGGCGGCAGCCGTCGCCAGATGAAGTTGCCGGTTCGCCTGTTGTAGGAGAGGAAGTGGCGGAGGTGGAAGCTCATGCGCTCACCGCCCGCACCGCCAGCTCCCAGCCGCGATGGAACGGCAGCGGCTCCGACTCGTGCTCTGGCGGCACGTCGTGGAGGTCGTTGAGCCGGGCGCGCAGCTTGGCTAGCTCGGCGCGCAGCTCGTTGCGCTCCAGGCTGACGAGGTCGAGGACCGCCGTCGTCTCCTTGACCTGGGCTAGGGCCAGGGCCTCAATCTTGCGAGCCCGGTCGATCTCGGCCTTCTGGAGCCTGATCATCCGCACCGCCCCGTGGAGAATCACCGGGAGGGACATCTCACCCTGTTCGAGGATGCCCGCAGAGATTTCGAGCAGTGCCTGCGCCATCGTCTCGGCGGCGTCCAGCTCGCTCATGGGCCCCACCCTCCCGGCGCTCCTCGCAGTACCCAGATCACCCAGAGCAGCATGGCCACGAGGAACGGTGTGGCGACCCCGATCCAGAACCAGCTCATATCCGCACCATTCTTCGTCCGCTGTAGGGCGCACCCTCGATCGCCAGCCCGGTCAGCTTCAGCTTGCGCCGCAGGTTGTAGACGACGACGTCGATGACCTTGTTGGCGTTCAGCGGGCCGCCGCTGGACTGGTCACCCCAGGCTGCCGCCACGAGCTGCTCGGTGCTCGTCCAGCGACCGAAGCGCACCGCCAGGGCGATCGCTACGTTGCGCTGGATCCGCCCCAGGACGATGCGCTCGACGATCGCCAGCGGCTCGCTGGAGGGCATCCCGGTGCCGCTCGTGGCCGCCTCCAGCGCGAGGATGCGGTAGTTTTTTTCCACGTTCCCGGCGATCGCCGTGATGTGGTCGGTGCAGGCGGCCACGGCATTGGAGATCACCGACCAGCAGCGCTGCTCGTGGGCCACCTTGTCGATCGCGTCGGCCGCCGCCCGCAGCTCTGCGGCTAGCGTGTCCATGTCTGGTCCGCTCCGCTCCAGAAGCCATCCTCGCCGGGCTTGAGCATCCCGCTGGCGATCGCCTCCTCGGCGGAGATCCTGGGAGCCTCCCGGCCGCTCGGCGAGTAGTGGTAGCGGGGCTCACCAGAGATCATCGTCCTGATCAGCGTCTGACCGCGCGCGACCATCCCGAGGACGAACAGCACCCGCTTCGGCAAGTGCGGTGGCGAGGCGCTCCGCGAGTTCCGAGATGTCGAAGACGTCGCGCCCGGCGTCGATGTCGTAGAGGAGAGCTGAGCCTTCACCACGTCGCACCGCCCCGTCGGAGTTCCGCTCGAACCAGTCGGCCAGCCACTGCTCCAGTTGCCATCGGTTCACCGCCGCTTGATCCGCTGCCGGTAGGCCTCCTGGACCCGCTCCCAGGTATCGACCAGCGGCACCTGTCCGTTCGCCTTCCAGCGCTGCCATGTCGATGCCGCGATGCCGGCGTCGCGCAGCACGTCGGCGACGACGATGCCTTTCTCGCGCAGCCCGGCTTCCATCGATTCCACTTCTGCCTTGACGTCCATTGGTCACCTCATGAGGTTGGCGGGAAGGTAAGCGCCCGCGCGCAATGCGTCAACGCTCGTCCACAGGTATGATAGGCGCGGCCGCTCCAGTTTAGAGTTGCTCTAAAAATGTTTTTCGTGGTGTTTTGAGCGCCGAGGCATATCCGAAACGGCGTAACTCCGCCATTCCTACTCGCGACTATGCGCCCACGCGCAATTCCATTCCCCAGATCGGCCCCAGGTAGGGGTTGCATCGCAAATCCATTCTACAACGCTCGAATGAAAACGTCGTAGGCGCGGAAAAACGTGAAGTCCGGCCCGACTATGCGGGGACGCACTAAAACGCGCCCACGGGGCTCCTGATAGCGCTGGCGTCGATCGGAGAAAAAAGTGAGCCTGGACGCATTATTTTATGCGCGGGCGCTTGACAGGTGGCAGTGCGCGGGCGCATAGAAGCGTCACACCGGCTTGGCGGCCGGCACCAACCAAGGAGACTTCCGATGAACATCGAGATCGGCACCACCGTCCTCCACCCCGACCAGTGGACCCGCAAGGAGTTCCCCAACGGCACGGTCATCGAGATCGGCGCGGCCGGCACCTACCGCGAGGGCAAGGCCCGCGTGAAGTGGAACGGCGTCCGTAACCTCCGGACCTGGGTGGCGCTCAACCGCCTCGCCCTCGCCCGCTAACCTCAACGGGGCCCCTTGGCGGGGGCCCCACCACCACCCTTCAGGAGACGACGACCATGACCCAGTTCCGCGTGACCTACCCGCTCATCACCACCAATGGGCAGCGCATGTTCGACACCCGTGAGGAGGCCGAGGCCTTCGCCAGCAAGCAGCGGGCACGGACCAGCCCGTACCTGACCGTCCATAGCTGGCGGCAGGTCTACGTGCAGGAAATCCCCGAGGCCCCCCAGGGAGGCGTCCGATGACCCGCGTCAAGAACCTCTACCGCATCGAGCACGAGCAGGGCCCCGACTACGTCGTGGTCCGGCTCCAGGACAAGCGCCGGGTGTTCTACGGCACCCGCCGCGAGTGCGCGGCATGGCTCATCCGGAACGGCCACGACGAGTGGCGTTGAGGTTGCCACCCCCTGACCCTAGCAGGAGCCCCCCGGAGGAGGGGCTCGTTCTAGGCTCAACGAGGAGAACGACATGACCGACATCAAGAAGATCTTTGACAGCGATCCGCGCATCGCGAGCGTCCGCGAGTATCACGACGGCTTCGTCGCCAACGCCTACAAGTGGCCGGCACCGGGCAAGGCCACCGAGCACTATCGCGAGGGCGACAGCGTCGAGCTGGCCTACGACCGCAAGCGCTCTCGCGGCCGGGGCCCGAACTGGGTGGCCAAGTCCGCCAAGGGCGGCACACTGAGGACAGGATGATGAGCTGGGCCCCGGAAGTTCAAGTCAAAGGTGAAGGCGAAGGCGACCGCTGGCATCGGAATAGTTTGCGCTTCGCCACCGAGAAGGAGGCCGCAGACAGCGCACGCGACCTCTACAGCCGCTGGACGCTGACGACGGCGCACCGGGCGACCGAGTCGAAAGAAGACCCGGTCAACTACAAGCGGCTCGATGGCCGGGATGTGCCGCTGTGAGCCCCGGCGACATCGTCATCGTGCGACTGCCCGGCAAGCCCCTCGACGGCCTCCTGGCGATCGTCGAGGAGGTCAAGGCCTGGGGCGTCGTGGCCTACGTCCAGCTCCCGCCGGACACCAAGGCCCCGCTGGTCTTCCTGGTCCCCGAGGACCGGGCCTACGTCAGGCTCGGCCACGACGGCGGCTACACCGAGACAGGCGGCAAAATAACCCCAACCACAGGAGACTGACCATGCCCCACCTGCCCTACCCCGTCCGCATCAGGCCCGTCTGGGCCGCCGATCGGCCTCGGTATTGGTACGAGTACTTCGTCGCCGGTCGCGGCCAGTTCCCGATCGACATGCTGCGCCACGATCTGTGCTGGCCGGCAACCAGCGAGGACGCCGCGAAGATCGCGGACGCCTGCGTCCCCGAGCTACGGGTCGGCCGCTACACGGTGAAGATCAACAGCTACCGCGAGCCGCGCATCGGCCGCTGGGAGAGCTTCGGCTGGCTCGTGGTCGATGCCGTCCTGGCCGAGGCCGATCGCACCGTGGATATCTACGACGCCCTCGGCGACGAGAACGCGAAGGGCGAGACGCCCCTCGACGGCTGACAAAAAAGCCCCCGGCTCGGTGGCCGGGGGAATTCATCAATCACAGCAACATGGAGACTACCATCATGGCTAAGGGAAAGACACTCACCGAGCTGGCGGCCGAAATCGAGCGCCGCGCAGCCGCGAAGAGCGACTACATCGTAGACACCTCCCGCCTGGAGGCCTTCGCGTGGCCGACCGGCGAGATCGGCCTCCGCTTCGGCGACCAGACGACACGCATCAACGAGCACACTCACCGGCAGATCGGCGACGCGCTCGCCATCCCGGCGAAATACTACGATCGCTGCAAGGCCGAGGCCCCCGAGCTGCTCGCGAACAACATCAACGAATGGTTCAAGAAGCACCCGGCCAAGCAGATGATCAGGACGCTCGACGGCACGGCGCGAGCCTACCTGTCGGACAAGTTCCGCCCCCTGGAGCACGAGGATCTCGCGCTCGCGGTGCTGCCGGTCCTACGTGAGCTGGACCTGGATCTGTTGAGCAGCGAGATCACCGACCGGCGGCTCTACATCAAGGCCGTCGATCGCAAGGTGACGCGGGAGCTGGCGAAGGTCGGCGCGGAGTTCGGCGACGGCGGGCACAAGATCGTGCGCGTCGCGGCCCCGGCGATCACCATCTCGAACAGCGAGGTGGGCCAGGGCGCGCTCTCGGTCCTGGTCGGCTACTACGACTCCTGGTGCTCGAACCTCGCCACCTTCGGCGAGCGCTCCAGCCGGAAGTACCATGTCGGCAGCAGGCACGACATCGGCGACGAGGTCTACGCCCTCCTCTCCGACCAGTCGCGCCGGCTGAACGACGCCGCGGTGTGGAGCGCGATCACCGACGTCACCAAGGCGGCGTTCGACCGGATCCAGTTCGACGCGCTCATCGACAAGGTCGAGGGCACCAAGCAGGACAAGATCGAGGATGCCGTCCAGGTCATCTCCCTGGCCAGCAAGCGCTACGGCCTCAACGAGGGCGAGGGAAAGGGTATCCTGAAGCACCTGATCGAGGGCGGCCAGCTCAACCGCTTCGGCCTCCTGAACGCGATCACGCGGCAGGCCCAGGACGTGGCAGACTACGACCGGGCGACCGAGCTGGAGCGCCTGGGAGGCGAGATTGTCGAACTGCCCCGCAGCGAGTGGGAGGTGCTCGCCGCGGCGGCGTAGGAATCAGCGCCGGACCGCCAACAACGGCGTTGCTAGGGGCCGCTCCGGGATAAGTCTCCCCTGGGGCGGCCCCGACCACCCCCCGTGTAGGTACTGCGTCACGGGATTGCGCCCGCGCTTATTTTCTTGACAGGAGAGTGAGCGCGGGCGCATAAAGCACCGAGGCCGCTTGGCGGCGGCCAGACACCAAGGAGACTTCCGATGACCAACGACTTCAACGACGACATCGACTTCGGCGGCGACGAGCTGGAGGCCCTGATCGCGGCCCCGGCGCGCGTCGCCCCGGCCGTCCCCGCCCAGGAGCCTGCCCTGCACTGGCAGAATTGCTGGAAGTGCAACGGCCGCGGCGTCTACGGCCACTTCGGCACCTGCTTCGCCTGCGGCGGCAAGGGCGGCAAGAACTACAAGACGGCCCCCGCCGTCCGCGCCAAGGCGCGCGTCCAGGCCGAGGGCCGCAAGCTGGCCGCCCAGGTGGACAACATCCAGGCCTTCAGGACGGCCTACCCGGCCGAGTGGGCCTGGATCGAGGACCGGGTCAAGTGGGAGCTGACCAAGGCGACCGGCGGCCAGGATTTCGGACAGAACCTGCGCGCGGCCGTCGTCAAGTACGGCGAGCTGACCGAGGGCCGTCTGGCCGCCGTCCGCACCAACCTCGCCAAGCGCGCTACCGCCGTCGAGGCCGCCGCTGCTCAGCGTGTCGCACCGGCCGCAAAAATCGCGGTCGAGCGCATCGAGGAGGCTTTTGCCACGGCCCGCGCCAGCGGCTTCAAGAAAAAGCTGACGCTGCGGCTGGCCGTGACGAAGCCCGGCCCCGTCGTGGACGGCGTCGAGACGGTCGTCCTGAAGCACGCCTTCATCTTCAACCCGGCCCCGATGACCGGCACGAACCCCGGCGCGATCTACGTCAAGGAAGGTCAGGAGTACCTGGGCAAGATCGTCGCCGGGGCCTTCCGTTGCGTCGCGACGTGCGGTGACGAGCGCCGCGACGAGATCGTAGCCGCTGCCGGTGATCCTGCCCAGGCGGCGATCGCCTACGGCAAGACGGTCGGCGAGTGCGCCATCTGCGGTGCCGAGCTGACCAACAAGGAGAGCATCACGCGCGGCATCGGCCCGATCTGCGCCGAGCGGTATGCGTTCTGATCCCAACCGGCGGGGCCATGCGGTGGCCCCGCCACCAACCCAAGGAGACTGACGATGAACATTCCCTCCCGACAATTCCAGTACCGGCATGAGCGGCAGCAGGTGCATCGGCGCACTGTCGCCATTGCCAAGCGCCTGGGCGTCACCCCGACCGGGCTGGCGTACCTCGGCAAGGCCGTCGCGACCGGCCGCATGCCCGGCGGCGTCGGCATGCTGAAGCTGGTCGCCCAGGGCTACGCCGCCGAGCGCCAGGGAGCCCCTGGCGGTGAGATCACCGACGCCGGCCGCGAGATCGTGCGGCGGGCCCGCGAGCTGGGATGGTGAGCGCCATGACAAAGAAGACCGTTGCCGAGTGGAGGGCCCTCATCGGGGCTCTCCCGCAGCCCGACGGGGTCAGCCACTACAAGGTCATCGCCGAGCACATCCTCGTCGAGCTGAAGGGCTACTCCTGGGACACCAAGCCTGAGCCGTGGCGTCGTGACGTCGCCGCGCTCGCCGGCATCCTGGAGGCCCTCGTCCAGATGGAGCTGGCAGCGGTGACGACGGAGGGCAGCCGATAATTATGCGCCCGCGCTTGCCAATCGGTAGGCGTGGGCGCACACTACGGACCCCGAGGAGAGAGACATGACCGACAGCGTTGCCGTTACCATCCTGCGAGACAAGGCCGACGGCCAGTTCGTGATCGCCACCGAAGGCGCGCGCTGCCTCGCCGGCAGGCACGCCACGCTGGAGGATGCCGACAAGGCAGCGCGCGCCTGGGCCTACGAGCAGTCGCGCACCCGCCGCGGCGCGAGCAGCCGCGTGCCACAGCACGTCATCGAGGAGATGCTCCTCAACGGGGACAACAAGCCCTACGCCCGGCTCCTCGCCAGCGAGGCGTGGCCGGCGTTCGAGGCGTGGCTCGACGCGGAGGACATGAGCACGGCCGTGAAGACGGCCGACGTCCTGGAGGCGATGATGCGCTTCTCGGCGGTCATCATCTCCGGCATGGCGCACGAGCACTGGCCGGACAGCGAGAGGGTCCGCGCGACCATCCAGCGGCTGGCCGCCCGCCGCCTGAAGACGATGATGGAGTGCCCACGCTGATGCACCTCTTCGGAATCGTCGCCGTCATCCTCGCCTGGGGCATTGGCATGATCGTCCGCCCCGCCGCGACGCTGTTCCTGACGACCCTCGTCGTCGGGTTCCTCGTCATGGCCATCTACAACGTCACCCCTCACCACTGAAGGAGCATGCATGCCCCGTAGCAGACGCATCCGCGGCGGCCTCGCGTCGCCTGTCATCGCCGCCCTGATCAACTCCATGCCGGATCCCGGCAGCCTGTGGCCGAGCGAGGAGCGCCACCGCTGGCTCTCGGCCCTCCAGGCTGCGCTCAACCTCGCCTACCGGCAGGCGGAGCAGCACGAGCGCCTGTTCGAGGCCACGACCGCAGGAGAGAGCGATGACGGGCGAGTCTGAGTTCAACGTCGTGCAGTTTTTCTCCAGCAAGGCGGGCCCGCTCGCCGGCCAGCACGAGTACGTGCGCCGCAACGTCACCGCCGAGGAGGCCATCCTCGCCGCCCGGCACTACAGCAACAACGTCGCCACCAAGCTCGGCATCGTCGATCGCGTGATCGTCACCGACGGCGGCGACTCCTGCGTGTTCGAGTGGAAGGCCGGGCTGGGCGTCACCTTCCCGCCAATGGAGGCACCGAAATGACTTACGAGGTACTCAGCGAGCGCTGCGACCAGTGTCTCTACGGCCCCAACAAGATCGTGCGCGAGGAGCGCCGCAAGCAACTGCTTCAGGATCTGCACAGGTCCGACGGCTACTTCGTCTGCCACAAGGCGACGATCGCCGGCCGCAAGGTCGCATGTCATGGCGACTGGGAGCAGCGCGGCTGCGGGCAGGTAGGCCGGATCGCCGAGCGCCTGGGGATGGTCAGCTTCGTCAGGGAGGAGGATCTCCGATGAACTGGATCCACCTCGGCCTCGTCCTGGCGCTCGCCGCCGGGGCCATCGGCGTCTCGCCGGCTCCGGTGGCGACCGTGGAGCTGCCGGCCAAGACCCGCAACACCGGGTTCGACTGCGTGCTCGCGATCGAGGACCGCTGGATCTCGTGCAGCCGCTTCCCCGGCCTGGAGGCAAACATATGACGATCCACCTCGCCTACCGTCCCCGCGGATCCGCCGCCTGGACGCATCACTTCAAGGTCCGCGCCAGCGAGTGGCGGACGTTCCTGGCCCACGCCCGGCTCATCCGATCGGCCGGCGAGTACGCACTCGTGCGGCGCGGCACCTACACCCCGGTGAAGGCATGAAGCCCGTCTGCGTCCCCTGCCGGCGCTTCTTCCGGATGAAGCGGGCCGGCTTCTACTTCACCGAGGGCATGCCGATCGAGCCTGACGCGCTGCCGGGCAACGGCGAGCCGGAGAAGTGGAAGCCCTACAAGCTCTGGGTCGGCGACCGTTTCGAGTGCCAGGGCTGCGGCGCGGTCATCCTCAGCGGGTTCGGTCGGACCCACATCCGCGAGCACTACCAGACCGACTTTGCCGATGAGGCCAAGCGCATCGGTGCCGACCAGTTTCAAGTCAACGACTGTTAGGAGCACCATGACCCTCGGCCCTGGCCTGCACTACGGCGTCGAGTCGAGCGACTACTTCGCCGACCCCACGCCCGAGCCCAGCCTGACGCAGTCGATCGCCAAGATCCTCCTGCGCCAGTCCCCCGCCCACGCCCGGCTCGCCCACCCCAGGCTCAACCCTGACCTGGAGGACAGCGACCCGACCAAGTACGACGTCGGCCACATCGCGCACCGCCGGCTCCTCGGGCGCGGCCGTGAGATCGAGGTGCTCGACTACAAGGACTGGCGCACCAAGGACGCGCAGCACCACCGCGCCGACGTCGCCGAGGCCGGTAAGCTCGGCGTGCTCGGCAAGGACTGGGTGCGCGGCGGCGAGATGGTCGAGGCCATCAGGGCCCAGCTTGAGGAGCGCGGCTACGGTCCCGACTGGTACGAGCCCGACGTCGAGCGCGCCGCCGAGGTCGTGGCGATCGCCAAGCTGGACGACGACGGCATGCCCTACTGGCTCCGCTGCATGATCGACTGGCTGCCGAGCCCCCTGCGCCCCTGGGATCTCAAGACCACCGGCCGCAGCGCTCACCCTGACGAGCTGTGGCGGCAGCTCGTGGACGCCGACTGGCCCATCCAGGCGGCCATGCACGAGCGCATCCTTGACTACCTCCTGCCGGAGGGAGCCGGCCGCCGCGAGCACAGGTTCGTGGTCGTCGAGAACGCCCCGCCCTACGCGCTGTCGGTCGTCAAGATGACCGAGGCCCACATGACGATCGGGAGGGCCCAGCTCGACCGCGCCGAGGTGATCTGGGCGACGTGCATGGCTGCCGGCCGCTGGCCAGCGTATCCCCTCATCGACCAAAATCCGGAGTACCCGACATGGCGGATGAAAGCCGAAATGCTGGAGCCCCAGGAGTGACCTTGGACACGCTCAGCGACATCATGTTCGAGACGGGAGTGCTCGTCGCGCTCCGGCGCGCAGCCGAGGCCCTGATAGCTCGTGGCCTCGACGACGCCGCCACCATCGTCCTCAACACCCCGCGCCCAACCAGACAGGAGGTCGGGCATGACGCCTGAGATGGTCATCGTCCCCGCGCCGAAGTACCGGGCACCCTGGCGCATCATCTGCGACCGGATCGCCCGGCGGCACCAGACGACCTACGAGAGGGCTATCGCCAAGGGCAAGCGCCGCAACGCTACCCTGATGGCGCGCGTCGAGATGGCCCGCGCACTCGATGCCGAGGGCATGTCATCGACCATGATCGGCCGGCGACTAAACAGGGATCACACGACGGTGCTCTGGTATCTCGGGCATCTCAACAATCCCAGGCGGAGGAAGATCCCGTGATCGTTGACGATCGCTACCTCGGCGACGGCGTCTATGCGTCGTTCGACGGCTACCACATCTGGCTTGAGACACGCGGCAGCGACAACCCTCAGCGCATAGCGCTGGAGGAGGACGTCTATCGAGCGCTCGTCGGCTTCAACAAGGATCTCCAGGAGGCACTGCATGACCGACCGTGAATTTACCGTGAAAGCCGGCGTCCGCGAGGCCGTGCCCCTCCTCCTCGGCATCATGGGCCCGAGCGGCGGGGGCAAGACGTTCTCTGCGCTCCGCCTCGCGACCGGGATCCAGCGGGTGACCGGCGGCGACATCTACGGCATCGACACCGAGGCGCGGCGCATGCTGCACTACGCCGATCGATTCAAGTTCAAGCACCTCCAATTCGACGCGCCGTTCCGCTCGCTCGACTACCTCGCGGCCATCAAGCACTGCGCCGCGCAGGGCGCACGCATCATCATCATCGACTCGATGTCGCACGAGCACGAGGGCCCCGGCGGGATGCTGGATTTCCACGACAAAGAGTACGAGCGCCTGGGCAATAAGGAGAGCGTGAACATGTTGGCCTGGAAGCGCCCCAAGGCCGAGCGCCGCGACCTCCTCAACGGCATCCTCCAGATCCCGGCGAGCTTCATCTTTTGTTTTCGCGCCAAAGAAAAAATCAAGATGGTCAAGAACGACCGGGGCAAGCAGGAGGTGGTCCCGCAGGGCTGGATGCCGATCGCGGGCGAGGAGTTCGTGTTTGAGATGACCGCGAGCTGCCTGTTGTTGCCGCGCGCGAACGGCGTGCCGACCTGGGAGAGCGGGGAGCCCGGCGAGCGGACGATGATGAAGCTCCCGTTGCAATTCCAGACGATCTTCTCCGAGTCGAAGCCGCTCTCCGAGGATATCGGCGAGCAGCTCGCGCAGTGGGCTGCCGGCGGCGCGCAGGCACCGGCCAAGCCGGCAACGCTGGAGGATCACAGCACGCTGCTTCTGGCTGCGCGCGAGCAGGCGAAGGGTGGCCGCACGCTGATGGAAGGCTGGTGGAAGACGCTGAGCAAGCAGAGCCGTGTCGCGCTCAAGGACTACACGAGCGAGCTGAAGGCGATCGCCGAGGAGGCCGACGCCAAGCGGAACGGCAAGCTGGACCCTACCCCGTCCACTGGTGGCGAGGCAGCGAGTTCTACTGGGTCCACCACCCCAACGACCGTCGCTGAGGGAGACGTCATATGACCCACACCAAGGACATTCTAGCCGCGGCGCTGACCGAGGCCGGGCTCACCGAGATGGCCGCCAAGGCGGCGACCGGCTACTACCACGACTTCCTCTCGCCGCTCGACCTCCCCGAGCTACAGCTCGCAGCCGATCTAGCGCTGGCCGGCACGCCGGCAGCGTGGGCGCTGCGCGAGCGGGTGATCAACGGTGACTTCGACGCCAGCCGGGAGGAGAGCGAGGAGTGGGCGGCGAGCCCCGAGGGCCAGGAGACAATGGCCGAGCTGACGAGGGGCAAGCGATGACCGACGACCTCACCTCGATGATGCTTGGGTCGTTCATCGGCTCGCTGCTCGGCACCGCTCTCGCCCTCGGGATCGCGGTGTGGTGGACGAACCGCGATGACTGAGCCCATCCACTGCACGCCTGAGACGCCCTGGGACGGCGTCCGCCCAACCATCCACCACCGGGTGATCCACCACGACGTCGAGGAGGTCCAGCAGCTCGACGGCTGGCCCGGCGGCGACATCGTCACCTACCACTGCAAGGTGTGCGGCCACGAGTGGCGAGCGGAGCTGCCGCAATGAACATATTCGAGCTGCACCAGAAGATGACCGCTCACCTCTTCCCGACCTACTCGTCAACCGACGAGCGCTTCCTGGCTCTCGGGCTATGCGGCGAGGCCGGTGAGCTGGCCAACATGATCAAGAAGCGCTGGCGCGACGGCGTGGACCTCTCGGACGAGATCCGCGAGGAGATCGCCGACGTCAGGGTCTACCTGGAGCTTCTCGCCAAATGCTTCGGCATCGAGGGGGAGAAGCTGGACGCCGCCGTCGAGGCCAAGCTCATCAAGGTGGTGGAGAAGCACAAGCTATGAGGAACCTCCACGAGCTGGATCAGTGGCGCGACACCGGGCCGGAGGTGCGCGAGTTCTACGGCAACACCGGGGACCACGGCCACGGTGCCTTCCTGGTGCCCTCGCCGATCGACAAGGCCGTGATGCGCGTTGTCGCCTCGTCCAGCGGCGGCTGGGATCACGTCAGCGTGAGCCGCAAGAACCGCATCCCCAATTGGACCGAGCTTGAGCACGTCAAGCGCATGTTCTTCAAGGACACCGAGGCCGCAATGCAGCTCCACGTCCCACCCGCCGAGCACATCAACCACCACCCGCGCACGCTGCACTTATGGCGGCCCCAGGCGATCGAGATCCCGATGCCGCCCGCGATCTTCGTGGGGCCGAAAAATGGTTGAGGTCACCCCGCTAGAGCCACCCTTCGCGGCCGACGTCATGAAGTTTTGGTTTCGCGGCTTCGACAAGATCCTTGCAGTGTCGCGGGAGGACGGCGAGCGCATCAACGCCCTCTTCGGCGGCAGCGCCGAGGGGCGGGATGCCGTGCTGGAGCCGTGCGAGGACGGGCAGAGGATCAGGGTCATGGTGAGCCAGTGAGAGCCCTCGCCCTCCTCGCCATGCTCCCGCTCGCGGCGCACGCCGCCGACATGAGCGACTGCCACGCCTACGCCAATCGCGGTAGCGCGGCGGCCCTCCGCCAATTGATCCTCTTCCCCTTTCTTGCCGATCCCTCTGTCGGGCGATTCCTGTACCGCAAGGCGTACTCGTATTGCCTCAACGCCGACGAGGTGCCGGTCCTGGCTTTCACCGCCGAGGAGCAGCCGATCGTTGACGGGCTGCCAGCCCCGACACCTCGACCGGAGCCGCCCCCCGCCTCGGTGCCGGCGACCGATGAGACAGCCCCCGTCGTCGCGAAGGGGAGGTCGGGCTTCGCCGCCGGCTCCGACCAGTGGAAGAGCTGGTGCCGGCGACACTTCCCGCGGAGCTGGGACGCGAAGACCGGCACCGTGATCCTCCCCACCAGCCGCAAGAGAGCGAGAACGCCATGCCCAGGGTAGATAGCTGCGAGGACTGCCTGTGCTTCTTCGTGCCGGCTGAGGCAACGGCGGAGCAGACCCAGGCGGGCTTCGGCCTTTGCCGGAGGAACCCGCCGCAGATGCTCAAGATGGACGGTGGGCCGACTGCTTTTTTCCCCGTCATGCACAAGTCCGGCTGGTGCTACGAGCACAAAGAGATCCCCGAGGGCTACCTCAGCGCAACGAAAGGAAACTAAGTGAGCACACGGTACAAGGCAGACCCGACGATGCACGATGTCCTCGCGGTCATCGACGGCATGGCGGCCGTGAAGATCGAGCGCGACACCGGAGTATGCGCGAGCACTGTGCGCTCATGGAGAAGCGGCAAGACGTTGTCGCCCCAGAATAAGACCTTGGAGTTTGCTTTACGCGCCGCCGGCTACAAGCGGATCATCGTGAGAGCATGACGGATGACCTCGACGCTCTCATCAGACGCTACGACTGGGCCGTCCAGCGGCGGCGCGATGCCGTTGCCATCGACGAAGACGCTCTGAGGCTCGCCATTGCGGCGCAGCTCGGGGTGGCTCTATCGCACGTCCCCGAGGACACGAAGCTCCTGGCGGGCATGCGCCGCGCGCTGGAGGCCTATCTGGCGGCTACATCCTGAGCACGGCCTGGAGCGATGCGGTGGCTGCGTAGGTGCAGTTGGCCGAGTTGCCGCCCTCAAGCGCCTGGGCGTAGTGCAGCCCCCTCGCGGCAGGGAGGATGGCAGTGACGGTGTCGTAGCTGCGCCCGACGCCGCCGGCGTCATCTTCGACCAGCGTCTCGGCACCGGCTATGTAGGCGGTGGTGCTGTCGAAGCCGAGGCCGAAGGAGCATGTCTGACCGGCAGCCGCGGCTGTCCTGACGAAGTGCCCATAGACCGCGGTCACGACGTCGGTGACGTCGCCCACGACGTAGGAGATCCGGTTGTTGATGCCGGCGACCGCGGTCACTGGAGCGTTGGGGCCGTTATTCGCCGGTCTGATCGTGCCGCTGTTGGGCTCGTAAGGCCCCACCGTGTCGAGAACGATGCCGCGCACTCCGACGCGGTTGTAGTTGTTCCAGACGTAGAGCTTGGCGAACTCGGTCGGCGGAGCTGTAGTCGGGATGACGGTCGGCACCCATGACGTAAACCCGGCCGCCAAGGTCCGGAATGTCCCGACAAAGGTTGCCGCGCCGGCTGCGACCTGGATGGAGTTGGCGCTATCGGAGCCCCACCGGCAGAACATCAATAGCGTGTTCGAGAGGATGCCGAACTTGTAGCTGATCGTGGCGCTGCGAGTGGTGTCGTCCGTCCAGGCCGGGCCGGAGCACAGGCGCGGGGTGGCACCGTCGAGGATGACGAACAGGTCGAAGTTGGAGTTGGCGGCATGGAAGCCCGTGTGCGCCGGAGTGGCGTCGAGGACCAGCGGCATCTCGGAGAAGGTGACCGGCCGGAACAGGGTGCCGTCCCAGATCGGCACCGTCGAACCGATGAACGGCGTGTAGTAGATGACCCCGGAGTCAACGGGCAGGATGCTCGCGACCACGACCGGCGAGCCTGACCTTATCGTCAGCCTGCCGCCCGGTATGACCGGGATGACCGCGGTCGGGCCCGCCGTCGCCGCGGGTAGGGCGACGAGATGGAAGCTCGCGTCGGAGCTTGCATAGACGGCGTTGATGACGTTGCCGGCATGGACCTCGCCGCCGGCCATCGCGGTCGGTCCGACGACCGAGTCCTTGAGGAAGGGTAGCGGCGGGTTCGACCCGACCTGGAGCGTCATCGGCCCGGTGTTGGTGACCGTCGCGACGAAGCTCACCATCTGGCCGTCGATCAGGGCGAAGTTGCCGCCGCCGACGGTCGGGGCATTGCCGGATCCGCCGGCGGCTCCGCCTTGCGTGATGCCGCCGACGCCGGGGTCGGTGGTGAGCTGGTCCCAGATCGTGTTGCCGAGGACGTCCTTGACGAGCTGCCGATAGACGCCGGAGCCGTAGATCACCGCGCAGCCGGCCGAGTCGAGATTGACCGGGTTGGTGTTGGAGATCGTCTGCGCGCTGTTCTGCCAAGTGGACTTGGGCGTTGTCGTCGAGGGGATGAAGAACGACACCTTGCCCGCGGCGAGCGGGTCGCCGTTGGCGTCGAAGAAACAATTCTTGCCCGGCGGCAACAGGCTCGCGGCGTCGGCAGCGCCGGCGGCGAGGAGGAGCGCGAGGGCGGCGAGCAGAAGTCTCATGGCGTGACCACTCGTTTGAGCATTGCGTCGGCGGCCGGCACCGCCTGCTGGGTGACGCCTGGGATCATTCCCCTGACGATGCCGGCGGCGGGCTTGATGAGCCCAGGCACCGGCAGCGACTTGGTGACCAGGGCGTTGCCGAGCCCCGTGCTGCGCGCCGCGGCTCCGGCGATCTGCGTGCCGAGGAGACGCGCGCCGAGCTTCGCCGCGGCGATCGGCGCGGTGATGATGCCGGCCGTCGTCAGGTCGCCGGGGACCGAGAGGCCGTGCATGACGACGTGCGCGGCGGCTGCCGGGGCCCCGGTGAAGAGCCCCTGCTTGAGGCTCCCCTTGATGAGCCTGACCGCCGTAGCGAGGTCGAGCTTCGGGTTGGCCGTCTCCTTGAGGAAGACCGCGCCGATGTCCGCAAGCTCGGCGACCTCGCTGTCCCCGCCCTTGCCCGATGCGTTGATCGCCTTGGTGATGACCTCGTTGAATTTTTCGGGCTTGAAGCGGCCGAACTTGTCGATCGAGGTGACGTGATCCAGGAGGCGCAGGTTGACCGTCTGCCCTCGTAGGACTTCTAGCTCGGCGAGCAGCGCATCCCTGTCCGGCGCGTTCGGCGTGAGCGCCTTCTTGATGGCAGCGACCCGGTCGGTGATGCGCTTCGTGGTGTCCTTAAGCACCTTGGCCGTCAGCATGGGGGCGTCCGAGCCGATCGTCCGCGTGATCGCCCGGTGCCACGCACTGATGGCGCGGGCCTCGCCCTTCTGCGCCCGCGCGACCAGGGGGAGGATCGACTCGCCCTCGGCGAGGAGCTGGCCGTCGAGCTTGCCGAAGACCGGGTTGGCCGAGATCTTGCCGGCCCCGAGCGGGATCTTGTGCTTGATGATCGCGGTCTTGTAGAGGCCCTCCAGGCCGGGCTTGAGAGTGCTGACGAACAGGCGGTTGAGCGAGGTCGCGAGCACGCTGGAGCCGATGCCGGTGATCCCGGTCAGCCCGATCTCGATCGGATCCTGCGGCTTACCCTTGATCCAGTTGTCGAGCATCTTGATGCCCGCCATCACCGTGCCGCCGACTGCCGCGGGGAGCTTGTAGCCCTCCTTCGACGCTAAACCGAGCACCTTGGGGAATTGGGCCCCGATGGCTGTCAGCCCGCCGATGCTGCCCACGAGCTTGCCGAGCGTGGCGTTCCACGGGTTCGCCCTGTCGGTCGCCGTCCGCTCGGCCTCGATCAGGGTACGCGCGCCCTCCTCGGGCATGCCGGTGATGGCGACCCGGCTCTTGGTAGCGCGCTCCAGGCCGGCTTTCTCGATCAGCCCGCCGACGGCCGGCAGCTCCTCGAACATGTTCATCCAGAAGGTGAGGGCCTCGGCGTGGTGCGGATCCGTCGGGGCCTCGCCGAGGACCGGATGCACGTCCTCGCGCGGCCGGTCGGCGTTGGCCGCCTCGATTCGCGCCATCACCGCCTCCCGGCCGGTTCCGGTGGGGGCCGGCTCTGCGTCGGTGGCGTCGAGGGTGTCGAACACGTCGGGCTTCTCGCCGACGCGCGAGTAGTCCTTCTTCTGCCCAGGCTCCGGCGCACCGAACACGGGCTCCTCCGGCTCCGGCGGCGTCGGCTCCTCGTCGGTGGCGTCAAGCTTGTCGAAGACGTCCATCAGGCAGCCCTCCGACGCCAGTTCTTGCCGTCGAAATACACCCCGCCGACCTGCGTCCTGGCGCGGATCTCGCTCACCGGGATGTTGGCGCGCGGAGGCGCGGGCCGGGTGACCTGGGGCACGTCGGTGATGCCCATCGGACGCCCGGTGGGTTCCTTCAGCCGCACGCCCTGGGCCCTGGCGGCGTCGTAGGCGGCCTCGGGCCACGCTCCGGCCGGCGGCGCGTAGCCCTCGGCCTGGGCCACCTGCTGGCTACCACCGCTACTGCGCTCGCTCATGGGGACGCCCTTCTCCTCGGTCTTCCCCTTGTAGCTGTCGATGTAGTCCTTGGCTCTCTGTTCCGGCGTAAAGCCAGACTTGTCGTCATCGAGCGCGCGTATGTTATCTTCAATCTCAAACAGTCTTTGGAGCTGATCCTTGGTAAAGAAGCCTGCCGGTGGCGTCATCTCGCCACGACCAAGTAGTGTCGATGGGACGATCCAGTAAGTGTCTGGCTTCTCCTTCGGGGAGGGCGTCAGCTCAGCTTTTTCCTCCTCGCGCCTAGTCTTGATATCATCCCACGATTGGCCGCCGTACTCATGCTCGTAATAGTCCCCGACATTCGCCCAGTCGGGCATCGTTCCCGGCGGCTCTGTTTCGAGGCCGGGCGTTTCTTCCATCCCCAATCCCTGCTCCAGGATGGATCTCGCCTCCTCGCCTTCGGCCGCGACCGGCTCGCCGGGGACGCTCTCGGCACTCTCGGCCTCGGCGCGCTTACCGCCGCCGCTTATGCCGCTCTTGCCCTTGAGCCCCTCCCGCATGGCGTCGTAAGCCGCCTTGCCGCCCACCTTGCTCAGCGCTTTCTGAGTGTCGGCCGGCAGATCCTCCCACGGTGTGTTGGCGTAGCGCTCGGTCAGCACGCGATCGCGCTCATCCAGAACATGCCCGGCCGGCTCAGCGTTCAGGTCTTCCACCGTAAGGCCGCGGCCACCCGCCTTCGACGCCTTCGTCCCGGCCGGCTCGGCCCCCTTCTGCGGCGTCTCCCAGAACTCGTGCTGGCCGATCTTGCCGACCATCTCCCGGCCACCGCCCCTGATCCACGACGCTCCTCCCGGTGACGACCGGCCTGGGTTCATGAAAAACTTCGCGCCCTTGATATCAGGGCTGCGACCGTTGTAGGCGTCATCGACCGCTTGCAGCGCTTCCCTGCTGACCTTTCCGCCCCGCGCGTATTGGTTCCCGCTCAGGATCTGCTTGAATGATTTCCCGAAGCCGCCTGCGGCCATGCGGTTGAATATCGTCTGCGCGACAGCAGCCCTACCCTCCTGCGATTCGCCCCTTGCTTCAGCGTCAACCGTCTGGGCTATGCGACGCCTGTCGTCAGCGGAGAGCTGGAAGGAGTAGGCCGGCGTCTTGGCTCTCGTGCCCGGCACCGTTTGCTCGCCGGAAACCGGCTTTCCTGGCACGGGCTCCGGCTCCTCCGGCGGTAGCGGCCCAGGCTCCGGCGTCGCCTCCGATCCTAACCCTCCCTCCGGCGGCAAGTTGACCTTCTTTTCCGGGGACCGTGTCTTGGCCTCCTCCTTCTCCGCCGGGGCCTCGGCAGCCGGAGCGCTGTACTTCTCGTAGATGCGCCGGAGCGCCGCGTCGGGATCCGTCCCCTCCTCGCGGGCGCGCTTATAGACGCTGTCAACGTAGTCGGGCTGCTCCTTGAAGAGCTGCTCCTTGAACACTTGATAGCCAGCCTCCGAGGCTGGGAGGAGGCCCTCCTTCGCGACGTAGGGCGCACCTTCGGGGAGCGCCCCCTCGACGGCTCCCTTGGTGTCAACGCCCCTACCGTAGGGCACTGTCGCCGCCACCAGCTTGTTCGCGATACCGACACGGGTGGGGTCTTCCCCGATGAGGGAGCCCGGCGCACGAGCCGGCCGCGACGGAGGCAGCGGTATCACCGTGTCGGGGAACCCCTCGGCCGGATCCGGCGACTCTTTCGGGATGTTGCGCGCATCGATCTCGGCCTGGGTGAGCGCCCCAGGCACCATGGGCACCGACCGATCCACCAGCGCTGAGGCTCGCCGTGCGCGCTCCGCTTCGGCTGCGACCGCGACGTCGCCTCCGCCCGCAACGCCGGTCGTCGGATGGCGCAGCCTGAACGACTCGGCATCCGGCTGCGCGACGACGACGCGCGCAGCGGCGGCCGGCGGCGCATTGTGCGCGAGGGTGAACGCTCTGAGTTCACCCGGAGTGTCGAGCGTGAACCCCGGCCTCACGGCCGCTGGCGGCGTGTACGGCCGCAGCTCGGGGTGCTCGGTGTAGAGCCTCTCCAGCTCGGCCGGCGTCATGGTCTTGGTGAGATCGGCGGTAGCATCCGGATCGTTCGGGGGGATGTCCACCTCCGGCACCACGCCGCCGGGCAGCGGCTTGCCGTCTGCCGGTCGGAGCCTGGGCAGCGGCACCGCAGCCGCCGGAGGCACGGGCACGAGCACGGGTGCCCTGGTCGCGGCTCGCGGGACGCCGGACAAGCGCGTGATCGCCTCATCGCTGACGTAGTTGGCCGAGCCGGGGATGCCGTTCTCGCGCATGTATTCCGCATAGCGCTTCCTGGTCTTCTCGCCGTACTTACCGTCCTCCTTGAGCATCACCTTCCAGCCGTGCTCGCGTGCCCAGTCGTTCAGCGAGACTTGCAGGTTCATCGTCTCATGGAAGCCCGTGTAGTCGTCGGGGTCGTACCCGGCACCGAGGCCCAGGGGCGGGCGCGACGGCGGCGTGCCGGCAGCGCCACCGGCGAGAACGTCGGTGTCGCCGCCGCCAGTAACGAGCGAGGAGGGCCCGCCACTGCCGGAGAGCGTGCCGGCGATTGCTTGCCCGGCCAGCCCCGCGGAGCCGCCGTTACCCCAGCCAGGACCGCCAGCTCCAGAGGACGGCGCTGCCGCCGCCATCGTGGCCGGCTGGCCGCTGCTGCTGCCCCAGCCGGGCTGCGACACCTGGGCCGCGGTCGCACCGCCCCAGCCAGGGCTCGCCACCGACGTCGGACTGACGGTCGCCACCGGCACCGAGGCCTGGGTCAGCGTGTTGCCGGAGCCGCTGTAGGCTGGCGTCGAGAAGATGTTTTTCGACACGTTCGCCGCATAGCCGCCACCCGTGTCGTCGGCCTCGAAATTGGGCATCGCGTCCTCCTACTGGGGCATCATCCCCGGCGGCGGCATCGCGGCCTCCGGTGCCTGCGCTGCTTCCTCCTGGGCGCTGCCGTGCTGGGCATACGCCATCTGCGCGAGAAGCTCGTGGCCTTTGTCGGAATGGCGCTGTGCCCACTCCCTGATGTCGTCGGGCTCCTCGGGAATGTCCGCCAGGAAGGTCGCGGCGGTCTGCGGCGACATGGCGTCGTCGGCCACGATCTCGGTCATCATCTGGATGATGGCGCTGCGCGTCACGGTCGGCTTTTCGAGGACCGTCGTCAGCCGGCTCGTCACCACGGCCATCTTGTGGATCGCCTTCTGGAGCAGCTCCGGGTCGATGCCTGCCTCGGCCAGCGTCGGCGGGGGAACGTCGGCGTCAGGAGGAGCCTCTGGCGTCTCCTCGGGGGCCTCTGGCGCTTCAGGGGCCGCTTCGGGGGCCGGAGGAGCGGCCGGGGGCTCCGGCGCTGCCTGGGGGGCCTCTGGAGCCTGCGGCTGCGGCTGCGGCAAGGAGCCGGCGGCGAGGGCGTTCGACATGGGCTACTCCTGCGCCTTGAAGCGATCGACCGCGAGCTTCAGCCAGCCGGCCTCGTCGGCGTATTTGAGATCGCTGGCGAAAGCGTTCAGCTTGATGCGGTCGCCCTCGCCCAGCTTCGCGCGCTTGCCGGTTTCGTCAGGAAGGCCCACCCAGTGCCTTTTGCCGGAGACGGGATCCTTGACGTACTCGGCCCCGAGCATGGCGTCGCGCTCCGCCTTGCTGCCCATCATGGCGTACTGGAAGACGCGCGGGTCGCCGTGCTCGGCCCAGTCGCCATAGAATTTCTTGAGCGCGAGGTAGTCCCCCTGGATCGGCCCGACCAGGAGGCCGACGGTCTTGATGGCAGCCTGATTGCCGAGCAGCTTCTTGATCACGATCCCCCTGCCCAGATCGGAGATGTGCGAGTTCGGGTTGGCGATCATCGACTGCGAGCGCCCCGCGTCCGTCGCTCCCTCGGCCCCACCGAGCTGGGCTGCCTGCTGGGCGGCGAATGCCATTGCCGTCTTGTTGAACACCTCCTCGGCCGCGACCGAGTGCGCGGCGATCTCCGCGCCGGTCAACTGGTTGGTGGCCGCGAGCAGCTCGTAGAGCGGGCCGGAGAGCGGGCCGCCCCTGAACCTCTGAGCCTCCTCCAGGAGGGTCATCAGGTTAGCCGATGCGTCCACCGAGGCGTTGGCAGCCGCGAGATCCGCCTGCGCCTTCTTGGAGTAGAACTGGCCCGCCTGCCCGGCCGCCGCGGCCTGGGCGGACGAGGGCGCGGTCACCGCGGTCTTGAGGCCGGACGTCGGCTTGTCCGTCGCCGGGGCCTCGCCTGGAAGCGGCTCCTCTTCCCCGCCGGGCCTGGGCGGCGTCACTCCGGTGGCCTCGGCGATGACGTCAGCCAGGAGCTTCAAGCCCTTTGTGCCGTCGGGGTTGGTGACTTCGACGGTCGTCGTCCAGACGGCCCCCTTCTGCGCGGCGATGAGCTTCTCCGCGATGTACTTGCTGCGCGCCTTGTCGTTCGGCAGCTTGGCCAGCTCCAGGTTCATCGCCGCCGCGGTCAGCGGCTGGATCACCTTCAAGGAGTTGAGGCTGCCGACGATGGCGACGGCGTCGGCCGTCGGGATGCCGTCGGGGTGACTCGCCAGGAGGACGCCGAGCGAGTTGCCCATGTAGGCCAAGTCGTCCTGGGCGTTCGCCGCGACGCCCTTGGCCGCGGTGGCACCGCTGGTCACTGCGTCGGTGGCCGCCTTGTAAGCGTCGGGGATCAGCTCGGGCGGAGCCCCCTGGATGTCCGGTGTCATCTTCGACGGATCGAGGCCGATGCCTCCAGGCACGATGCCCTTCCGGATTGCCTCGCCGGCGAGCGCGCCGCCTTGCAAGGCCCGTCGCCGGGCCTCCTGCTCCTGACGCTGGATCAGGATGTTCTGGACACCCTGGGCCCGCTCCAGCGGATTGATGTCCGGCATCGGGGCGTAGGGCGTGTAGGGCTGCACCATGACGGTTTATCCAGACCACAAATTGCCGTTGCCCGGCACGGGGATGCTGTTCTTGGAGTTGGAGAGCAGGTTGTTCGTGTAGATGTTGTTGGCGAACCCGGTGATCGCCGCCGCGACGTCGCGGGATCCCTGGCCCTGGGCGGCCCCCTGGTTGATCAGGCTCTGGCTGACGTTCTCGCCGACCGACGAGGCCGCCGTGCCGATGCCGGTGGCACCGCTCTCACCGAGAGACGCCGTGCCGTAGAGCGCCTTCCAGGCCATCTCCTTGTTCGCCAGGGCGTTCTGGAATTGCTGCTGGTAGGTCTGCGACGCCAGCCCGACAGCGTACTGCTCCGCCCCCTTGATGCCGGCACCCGAGCCGAGCGGGCTCATGCCGCGCGTGGTCAGAGCATTGCCGGTGGCCTTGAGGCCCTGGCCGAGCGCGAACTGGTAGCCGGGCGTCTTTTCGAGATCCGCCTGGGTCATCGAGATCGGCTTGATCAGGCTCTTGAGCATGCCGGGCTTGGCCGCGACAGCCGCCTTGGCCTGGACGACCTTCTGCTTGACGGTCCAGCCCTGCGCCTTCAGCGCGTTGACCTTCGCGGCTCCGCCCGGCTGCACCGTGACCGTCTTGCCGTTCTTGGTCAGGATCCAGGGCTTTGCCGCCACCGCTTTCCTTCCCGGCGAGCCCATGAGGATCCCCATCGCGCCCGCGCCGCCCGAGAGGTAGGGGGCAAGCGTCGCCTGGGTGATACCGAACATGGCGAGCTGGGCCGCGATCGCCTGCTGGTTCCCCTTCACCTGCGCGCTGGCCGCCGACTTGGCCCCGAAGATCTGCGCGATCGCGGAGATCGCGGCGGGGAGGATGGCGGCGATGATGGCTTCCATGCTGGCCTCCTATGACGGGTTGCCGTTCGGCAGATACCAGAGCACCGGCAGCACCGTGTAGGTGATGATCAGGACATCGTTCTGGCTCATCGGGAAGAAGCCCGCGACGGGGCCGATGGGCGAGATGATAACACGCGCCCGCTGCAAACCCACCGAGCTGACGGTGCCGCCTTTGATCAGCGCGTTGCCGGCATGGATCGCGGTGAACGCGAACACGAACGGCGACGGCGGCACCGGCGGCGGGAACTCGATCTGCTGGAACGGCGTCGCCTTGCCGGTGAGGTCGGAGAAGAAACCATACCAGGGCTCGGTGACGATGCCGGTTTCGAGATCGACCATCGGCAGGGCGTTCGAGGGCAGCGCGGGAGGCGGCTTTTTCACGAGCCCACCGGCGTCGCTTCGAGGAAGATCCCGTTGAGCGCGGTGTCGATCGGCGCGGACCACGACAGCTCGAACACGATGTCGCGGCCGATGCCGAGGTTCGGCCACCAGGGCAGCTCGCCGTACTCGCCCTCGTTGCCCATCGAGGCCTGGAGGGCGTCGGAGAAGGATCCGCCGCGGTCGTAGGAGACGCGCAGCGAGATCAGCGGTGTCGAGAAGAGCGGCGAGGGGAGCTGGTTGTTCTCGGTGACGGCGGCGTAGAACGCCTGGACCTGGGCCTGGGTCAGAGCGACGCCCTCCCAGATCGCCATGAAGCCCATGCGGGTGTTGGCGGGCATGGCAGCAAAAGCGTTGCCGCGAGCCCCGATCTGCATCGGGAAGGTCGCCGGGGCCGCCGAGGGTGCGGTGTAATTCGGGTTGCCCGCTACCGTGACCCCACCGTTGTTGAAGATGAAAGCAGACGTGCCCTCGCTGATGCTGACGGCTGAGACATTCCAGCTACCTACCGGCGGGGCGAACGCGGGGGCCAAATTGATGGCGTAGACTGGGGTCGGGCTGAAGTTAAAGATCGCGAACGTCAGTATGGCCCCGGTGGGATCGGTCCCGAACAACCACCCGAGTCCGGTGCCGCTGGAAGCGCCGAGATCGCCGCCAAGCATCACGCCGTTCGGTGCGCTGGTCGCGTGATACCACTGCGTCAGGATGGTGAACTTGGCCCCGTCCTTGTGGATGTTGTTCATCCACGCTTCGTTGGGCGCGTCGTAGGTGAAGTGGTCGGTGCCCGACCCGCCCGACAGGAAATACTCGCTCAGCGACAGGCCCCCCGGCGTGCCCACGAACGAGGGGTCGCCCCCAGGGACCACCGCGGCGTCATCGCCGAGGAAGAAGTCGTAGCCCCCGCCACTCTCGTCGAACCACTTCTGCCCGCTGCCCGGCCACGACGGCAGGTTGCCTGCCTCCAGGAGAAGCGTCGGGGCCGGCAGCGCCAGCTCGCCGACGATGTCCTGGATCGAGCGCGAGTAGGGCCCCGGCACCGCGCCGCCGAGCGTCCCGCCCTGGGTGTCGGCGATGACCCTGTCGATGCGGACACGCTTGCCGTCGTTGATGACGTGCGGGATGGTCCGCAGCCGCGTGATCGGATTGCCGGCGTCGGTGAGGTTGAACGGATCCATCTCGTAGAGGTCGCCTGTCGCCCGATCGCCGGTCAGCACCATGTCGTAGGCGAAGCACCAGCACTGTCCGCGATGGCGCTCGAATCCCGCCGGGCCGGTCCAGGCCAGCTCGTGCCACTGCTCCGTTTTCAGCTCGCAGGCGAAGGTCCGGTTGGCTGTCGGGAAGGTCAGGATGTAGTAGCTGTGGCCGAGGATCTGGAATGTCCCGCCGATCGCGTCGTGGACTGCCGGCATCCTGGCGAAGATCGCCTCGATCCCCGGCTTTGAGATCACCTTGGCCTGGAAGGCCGCGTCCCACTTCATGACGGTGCGCTTGCCGCGACGGGACTGCGTCAGCCAGTAGATCGCGAGATCCTCGGCGGCGAGCGAGTAGGGCGCGGTGCAGCCGTTCTCGTTGAAGACGCCGGGCAGGATCTGGAAGACGAAGTCGGCGGCACCGGAATTGTACCAGCTCTCCCCGGTAAGCGTCCCCAGGATCCAGATGTTCTTGTGCATGACGGTGATCGCCGCGATCGGATCCGGCGAGCCGATCTTGAGCTGATAGTCGAGCGGGTCGAAGGCATAGAGGTTGTTCGGGTTGGGGAACGGCTGCATCACCCCGAGCGCCAGATGCTTGAACTCGATGTTGTTGAGCGAGATGTACCAGCCCTGGCGAACGGGCCACCGATTGAGGACGAAGAAGCCATCGACCTCGCTGACGTGTGAGCCGCCCTCGAACACCGGGTCGGTGACCGGCCCGAAGGCGTTGTTGGAGAGGTCGATCGCCCACCCCGATATGCTGCCGTTCACGATGAGGATGCAGCGGCCGTTGTCGGCCATGCTCACCGGCGTCGTCGCGTTCGGGATGACCCCGAGGAGCTGATAGGTGAACGTCGCGTCGATGTAGTAAACCGACCCGCCGACGACATGGTAGAGCTGGTTGTTCGACGAACGGAAGAGACAGCGGCTGACGCCCGGCGTGAGCGGCGTCCCCCGGCGGGTCAGCCCCGGCGTCGGGAAGTGCGTCGCCGGCGCGGGGGCCTGCTCGTCCTCGTTGACCTCCGGGTAGAGATTGATGCAGCGCTGGCTCGACGCGATGATCGCCCGCGATTGGTAGGCACCACCCGTGAGCGGGATGCGGGGCATCTAGATCGTGTTGTCGGTGAAGACGTTGTAGACGCCGCCCCTGGCCAGCTCGGGCGGCAGGCTGAGCGTCGGGATTTGCAAATTTGCACGACGGATGACGTCGAGAGCGCCGGCGGCGCGCATAGAGTTCACCGGATCCGCCGGCAGCTTGTAGGCCGTGATCATCTCGTCCTGGAGCGAGAAGCGGATCGCCCGGCGATACTCGGGCGGCATGTCGAAATCGGTCGAGAGGTTCGGGAAGCTCTGGAGCTGCTGCTTGGTGATGATCCTGCCGATGTAGAGGAACGACGGCAGCGGCCAGAAGTAGACCTTCGCGAGCGGCCACGCCGAGTCGTAGAAAAAGTAGCGCGGGAACGAGCCCAGGTGCTGCATCCGGATGCGGTTGTAGTCCTCCATGCTCGTCACGGGCAGCAGCGGCCAGCCAACGTCGTTGGGCGGCCCAGGCGTGACCTGGGTGATGCGCGCGGCCTCCAGGTGATCGGGGCGGGCAATGTTGAACTGGCCGCCCTCTCCTACCGTGTAGGAGGTCGCTCCCGTCATCGGGAGGTCGGTCGGCACGAGGTG